ATGGGGTCGGCTATTTCATACTACCGTAGGTACTCATTATCAGCAATTTTAGGGCTTGTGTCGGACAAAGATACTGATGCTTCGGGCGAACAATCTAAGAAACCTACACCTGCTAAAAAGCCTACACCTAAAAAGAAAGAGGTTTTAAACTCTAGTCACAAAGTATGGGCTAACGTAGTAGTAGGGTTAAAGACTGGTTACACTATGGACCAAGTAAAACAGAAGTATACGGTTTCTAAAGAAGTAGAAGAGGAGTTAACAAAATTAGCTAGCGAATAATGAAACAATTTAAGATAAGTCCAAGTCAATGCGGTAAGATTATGACAAACGCTCGTAAGAAAGGCGAACTATCTAAGACTACTATAACTTACGTTGATGAGTGGATTAAAGAACAAATTTACGGACGTAGAAAGCAGTTAGACAATAAGTACCTAGACAAAGGTAACGACGTAGAAAATGAGTCGATAGAATACATATCTAAACACTTAAACATTAAAGGAATTAACAAAAACGAAAAGACGTTTGCTAATGACTTTATGGTAGGTACTCCTGACGTTATAACTACTGACACGGTAATAGATATGAAAAACTCATGGGATTGCTTTACATTCCCTTTATTAGAGAAAGAAGTGCCAAACAAAGATTACTTCTATCAGTTGCAGTGCTATATGGCTTTAACAGGTAAAAAGAAAGCTAAGTTAATCTATACGTTAATGAATACACCAGAGGACTTAATACCTAAATGGGATTTCTTCAACCATTGCTATGACAATATAGACACTAAGTACAGAATTAAGGTATTTGATATCGAGCGAGACGACGAAGTAATTAAAGAGATAGAAAACAGAGTAAAAGCAATTAGAGAACACATCGCAGTAGTAACTGCATTTATTTAGTAAACAATTAAATTTTATAATATGAGTGAAGCAAAAATTTTCGTAGGAAACGGAAAAGAGAACGAACAGTATGGGTTTGTAAACTTTTCAATCTGTTTATCAGACTTACCACAGGAACACGTTAGCGAGTTTAAAGGTAAGAAGTACATTAACTTAACTATCTCTAAGAAGAGAAACGGGGCAGATGATTACGGTAAGACTCACGCGGTTAGTGTGAATACTTGGAAGCCAGAGGGAAAGGTAGTAGATGATTCACCGAGTGATTTACCCTTCTAAAAAGGTAGTTGCATCTTACCTTTTTAAGTACCTACTTAAAGAATTAGATTTAGAAATTATAGAGGGGTGGGAACGCTCCTCTTAATTAGACAAAAACGAAATGAAAAAACTATTAACTACTCTATACAAAAACACATTAAGTCAAATATTACTACTACTTACTGTAATGTTTACATCTTACTTCCTTTCTAGTTGGTTCGAATCGCTATATTCGGTGTCTGTAATCGCTTCTGTTATACTATTAGTTTACGCTTTAGTATTTATTATAACTGGTATTGTTAACGCTGTTAAAGACGCTTTAAAATGAGTTTAGTATTAGTAATGTTAGCAGCTATTTGTAATGCTGTTATGGATGTAACGCAGTTTCATTTTTACAAATCTATATTTAACAAAGAGCCTTTTAGCGTTTCATGGTGGAATAGTGACATATCATGGAGAAACAAATATAAAAACGGTTCAGTATCTCAAGGGCGTAATAATATTCCTGTATGGTTTACAGATGCCTTTCACTTTTTTAAAAGTTTAATGATACTACTATTGTGTTTAGCTATAATCTTTTATGAAACTATGATTAACCCGTTAATAGATTTATTTATGCTAGGGTTGGCTTGGAATACTTTTTTTAGTTTATTTTACAAACACATTTTAAAAACAGAGACCTATGAGTAAATTACGAAGCGTATCAACGTCTTTTTGGTCTGACCCTTTTATAGAGGAGTTATCACCAGAAGCTAAACTATTATATCTATACCTCATTACAAACGATAAAACTAATATGCTAGGCGTTTATGAGTCAAGTATTAAAAAGATGTCGTTCGAGACTGATATAAGCAAAGAAAATATAAAGACATATCTAAACAATTTTGAGGGGTTCGGAAAGATTCAGTATTTAGACAATTACATTATATTAGTTAACTACGCTAAGCACCAAAGATATAATACTAATATGCGTAAATCTGCTATTCAGATATACAACTGTTTACCTGACAGTATTAAGTTCTGCATAGATCTACCTAGTGACATGGAATCTTTAAAAGAAAGTAAGCCAGTTAAAGCAATAGAGAAAGCTGAAGCAGTAGAAGAAAGCGGCTACAAGTACAAAGAGGGGAACTTACAGTTAACGCATAAAGAGTACAGGAAACTAACAGAAAACCATTCTGAAATGATAGTAGACGACTACATTGATAGGGTTGCAAATTGGAAGAACAAAGACAAGATTAAATCTATGTACTTCACTATCATTAGATGGATGTCTAAAGACAATAAAGCTCAACCTGTAGAGGTAAAAAAAGAAAGTAATATTACTGGGTTTAATGAAGTGTTTTAAGTTATGAAGTATTACTATAAACTAAACGACGTAACCCAAGGTCTAAACAAATTAAGAGAAAACGGGTTAACTAGAGGTAAAGAAACTGGTTTCCCTTTTGATAATTTAGGTATATCTATTAAACCAGGTTGTACTACTTATTTAGCAGGTGCGCCAGCTTCAGGAAAATCAGAATTTTGGCTTGAAATATTAATTAACTTATCATGTCTTTACGACTGGAAACACGTTATATTCACACCAGAAACGGGAAATGTACAAGAAATTTACGCGGAACTATGCTTTAAGTATATAAACAAACCTTACTTTTCTACTGTTGATGGGTGCATGAGTGAATCTGAAAGAGTTAAAGCCGAAATGTTTATTAGTGAACACTTTATAGTAGTAGACCCTAAAGACGACACTATAACTATTAAAGACTATTACAAGGTGGTAGATGACATAGAACAAGAGTACGGAATAACTGTTAACACTACAACTATAGACCCTTTTAACGAGGTTAAGCATGAGCTAGGAGCAGGTAGGCAAGATTTATATATAGAAGAGATATTAGGCGAGTGTAGAAGAAACGCAAGAGCGACAAAAAGGCATAACTGTTTAATTACTCACGTTAGAGACCAACCCATTATAGAAAAGGAGGGTAAAAGATTCTGCCCTATTCCAACGCCTAGAGAGTTCGCAGGTGGTCAAGCTTGGTTTAGGAAAGGTGAACAAATGGTTATTGTTTGGCGACCACCATACGGTGTCACTAGAGATAACGGTGAAGGAACTTACCAAGCTAATGAATGTATCATAAGAGTAGCCAAAGAAAAGCCTAAAGGAGCTTCTAAAAAAGGCGATTATACTTTCTACTATGATAAAGGTAAGAATGCTTACTACTACGAAGAAAACAACGCTAAATATTATGCTAAAAGAGATTTAAAACTAGAACAAAAGAAAATAAACCTAGAGCCTAAGCCAAGTATGGATAGCTATATAAGAGGCGACAGCTTCACAAGGGCAACTGATGAAGACTTAGACTCATTACCATTTTAAAAAACAAACATGACAGATAAAAAACTAAAACACCAAGGCGTACTAGCTGAACTAGTAGCTAAATTAAAAGGCTTAGAAAATAAAACAGAAAGCCAAAAGAAAACATTAGACGACTTAGTAAACATAAGATTCCATATACTTTTAATGTATGACAAAGTAGAGGAGCTAGAAAAGGCTAACACCGAGCTGTGTTACAGTAACGCTAACCACGAAAGATTCATCTTTAGTCAGAAAAGACTACTAAAAGCGCAAGACAAAGAGCTAAAAGAGATAAAAGAAGTATTACATAATTCTATATAGTTAAAAGTTAGTATATTAAACAAAAATTAATAATAAATGGCAAACAGAAAAAGAAACCTGAGGGTTTGGGTTAACACAGAAGAAAAAGAATTCCTAAAAGATTTAAGAAGTAAAGAAAAAGAGAGAAACAGTTTACTAAAAGAAGAAGCAGGAGCGGCAGGTATTGAGTTAAAAGACATTAAGCATTACTGGTATAAGTCAGAGAAGTTTTCAATGTTCGCTAAGAATAGTGCTAAGACGTATGAAGAGCTTAGAGACGATATTATAGTAGATATGGACGGTTACAGTCCTAAGTATCCTAAAGTGAAGCGTAAGCAATCTAAAGACGGTCATTTACTTGTAATTGATATAGCTGACTTACATATTAATAAACACGCTAAAGAATATAGTACGCAAGAAGCAGTTAAAAGAGCTATTCTAGGTACAGAAGGATTACTTCAAAAGTCTAGCGGTTTTAATATTGATAAGATTCTTTTTGTTATTGGTAACGACGTTCTTAATACTGACACGATATCTAAAACTACAACAAAAGGAACTCCTCAAGATACAGATGTTCATTGGTACAAAGCTTTTACTATAGCTCGACAGGTTTATGTTAAGTGTATCGAAATGTGTATGCAGGTAGCTGATGTAGACGTTATCCATTGCCCTTCTAATCATGATTTAATGTCTGGTTGTTTCTTGGCTGATAGTTTAAAAAGTTGGTTTAGATTGTCTGAAAATGTTAATTTCTTTATAGGTCCTGACTACAGAAAGTACTACCAATATCATAGAAATATGATAGAACTAGAACACGGAGACAAAGGAAAGAAGGCTAATTTGCCTTTAGTTATGGCACAAGAGCAACCTAAAATGTGGGCAGATACTAAATTTAGATACGCTTATTTACACCACGTACACCATTCAGATAAAACACAATTCCAAACAAGCAAAGATTATATCGGTTGTAACGTAACTTATTTACGCTCTCCATCTTCTGCCGATGAGTGGCACATGGATAATCAATTCTTAAACCTAGTAGCTGTAGAAGCTTTTATTCATAATAAAGAACTTGGTAGAGTATCGCATTTAACGCATTACTTTTAATGAAGTACGAATACTACATAAAAGAAAACCCTATAAGCCTTAACGACTGGTATTCGGGGAAGCATTGGACTCAAAGAAATAAGCAAAAAAACAAATGGAGTAACTTGTTTAAAGAGCATCTAGATGCCAATCCACCTAACAAACTAACTAAGTATAAGATAACATTACTAGTTAACAGTAGGCACGACCCAAGTAACACTATAACTAT